ACACTAACTTTGGGCGAAGGTCCTTTTGGTTTATCGGGAAGTTGTAATGTCAACGAATCTATAATTTTCCCGACCGCATTAACAAACGCAGAACTTGCATCACTCACTACCTTATGAAAACCTTTTTAAAATTCGAGTTTACCCCTACACAATGGGCAACCCTTCGCAAGTTAATTGAGCAAACTACAACCACACCCGACGGAGAGCAAACCAGTTGGGTAGATTGTGCAGTTGTTGAAATTGGGTTTATTTGTTTAGAGTGGGGGCAAGTGGATGACAAACCCGTTTGCACAAAGCAGTCCGACAAATGGGCGGTTGATATTCTATTCTATGCAGAAGTACCGAAAGAGTTTGAGCCGTATGCGGTTTATCCAAATCCGTGTGGGGTGCATACTTTCAGCGGTGATGATTCGCTTTATTTGAAAACCTTTTGTGCCAAGTACCCTGATTCACCTTATTGCATAATCCCAACGAATGAAACACCTTAATAATGACACCACCGCTGCGATTGCAACGGCTATCTCAGGCAGTTCGGCAGTTCTGCATTTTGCGAATACTTGGCAACCCGTTTTTGCACTTGCTTTGGCTCTAGTTGGTATTGTTTCGGGTTTGTTTGCGATTCGTTACTACGCAAAGAAAATTGATGCGATAGATGGCAAAGGCAAATAATATCAGCACCTTCAGAGCAAAGCCAAAGAATAAGCTCCGCAGACATACCAAGCACATCAACAAACACAAATCGTGCAAACCAAAAAGAGGACAAGGATAAAAGGTTATTTTGAACCTACACCCAAACGATTCCGAGTGCTTGGTGATTCCATTGCCGGAGCATCTTTGTTTGTTGCTGGTTTGAACCTTGACCATCCAAAGTTGATGTTAATCATCGGCATCGCAGGTGGAGTTGGAAAGTTCATCACAAACTTCTTCACCGATGAAACAAATTAAATTCAACGGATACTACAAAGAGGAATGTCCGAAGTCACAAATCTACTTGCATCATACTGCTGGAGGTGGTGACGGAGTTGCAACCTTTCAATTTTGGGATGCTGATGTCACAAATATCGCAACCGCCATTGCGATAAGTCGAAGTGGTGAAATCGTGCAAGGGTTTTCGTCTAAACATTGGGCGTATCACTTGGGTTTGAAATCTGCTCACTTTCAAGGAGTGCCATTCATCAAACTTGACAAGACATCCATCGGGATTGAGATTTGCAATTGGGGATACCTGGTAGAGAAGAATGGCAAGTTCATCAATTATGTAGGCAAAGAGGTCAAAGATGTTTGCAAACTTGATAAGCCGTACAAGGGATTCACCTATTTTGAGAACTACACAAAAGAGCAAATCGCATCAGTCAAAGAATTGTTGTTGTTGTGGCGTGACAAATACGGCATAGACCTAACTTATCACGAGGATATTTGGTCGGTGACAAAAAGAGCATTGTCAGGCAAGAACGGAGTGTTCACTCACAACTCAGTTCGTGCAGATAAAATTGATGTTTATCCTCACCCCGATTTGATTAGTATGTTGCAATCACTTTAAGTTGCTATTTACTTTCAATGATCTTCCAACGAATCAACTTTCACGACAATGTCCTTCCCGTTTTCAAAGAAAACAAGGCGAAAGGATATGTGACTTTTGGTGCTGACAACTTGTATCCCGATTTCCTGATTGAGTTATTCAACAAGTCACCCAAGCACAATGCCATCGTTTCATCCAAAGCATCGTATGTTGCTGGAGTTGGAACAAAGGTAATCGGACAAAACACCGTTGACATCGCAAAAGCCGAAGCAAAGATTCAAAACATCAATGCTTACGAAACACTTAACCAAGTTAAAAACAAGATTGCTTATGACCTTGAGTTGTTCAATGGTTATTGCTTGGAAATAATTTGGAACAAAGCAAAAACGGCAATTGCTGAAATTTACCACATCCCTTTTAAGAATATCCGCAAAGGACTTGAAGGTGAGTATGTGTATTGCGAGGATTGGACTGACCGCAAAGCAGAGCAAGTTCACTATCAGCCATTCAACGCAACTACAAGAGAATCAAAGTCACTTTATTATTGCCAGTTCTACCGACCTGGTCAAGGAGAATATCCTTTGCCTGATTACATCGGTGCGTTGAAATACATTGAGGTGGACACCGAGATTTCAAATTATTATTTGAACTCAATCAAAAACGGATTCACGGCACAAACTCACATCCAGTTATTCAAGGGAATTCCAACACCTGAAGAAGCTCGTGCAACTGCAAGGCGATTCAAAGAGAACTATCAAGGCACGGACAATGCTGGTGGACTTATCATCCAATACAACGATCCACAAGAGAAAGAGTCAGTCATCAGCAACTTGCAACCGTCTGACTTTGACAAACAATTTGATTTACTAAATAAGACCGTACAACAAGAGATATTTGTTGCACACAAGGTAAACTCTCCGATGTTGTTTGGAGTGCGTGTGGAAGGTCAATTGGGTGGTCGTAGCGAGATGATTGAAGCGTATGAGATGTTCCAACAATCATACATTGAACCAAGACAACAAAAGATTGATGATACTTTGACTTATTTGTTTGAGTTCATCTCTCCAGTTCGCTTAGAAACAATTAACAAACCACCAATCGGAGTTGATTATGTTGCCTTGTTTACTGCTGGACTTTTAACTCAGGACGAAGCACGGAAGGAATTGGGATTTGAAGCGATTGAAAAAGAAACCGTTGCGATGTCATCACAAAATCCTTTTGGATGGGATGATGAGCGTGACTTGGCGGTGTTTATGAAGTACGGTGAACCAGCGGAGAACTTTGAAGCAATGAAGTTTGACTTCGCATCTGCGATTGAATCAGCCATCTTGAATGTGCTGAAAGAAAACAAAGGTTTGCAAGTGGGCGATATCGTCAACATCACCAAACTTGATCCACAAGTCGTGGTTGATACCATTGCAAAATTGAACGAAGCCAAGTTGATCAAGGGATACAACGAAGGTCTTGAGGTAACACCAAAAGGATTGGATGAAATCAGTCAGTTAAAAACCGAAATCGTGGTTCGTTACAAATACTCGGTTGCACCAGGAATATCAGGTGGATTGATTATACCCGGTTCTCGTGAGTTCTGCCGTCAAATTGTACAAAGCAATCGGGTGTATTCTCGTGCGGATATTGATGCGATGTCGGCTCAGAGTGAAACGGGAATTGATGTTTGGAGCAGAAGAGGTGGTTGGTATCACGACCCCGTTAGAGATGTGAATGTTCCACAATGCCGTCACATTTGGCAACAACAATTATTGAGGAGAATCAAATAATGACAAACTTTGTATATTTCATATCAACAACCTATTTGAAGGACAACACACCTTTGAATGAAAATGTTGACGATAAGTTGCTGAAGTCAGCAATCAAAGAAGCTCAAGAGATTTACATCCGTGATGTGATTGGTTCGGGTATTTACAACCAGTTGCAGACACAAGCGTTTGCATCTACATTGACCAACTTGAACACAACCCTTTTGGATTCATACATTGCACCTTGTTTGAAGTATTATACTTTGACCGAAGCGATGTTGCCAATGACATTCAAGTTGATGAATAAATCGGTTGCATCTCGTGAATCTGACAATGCTCGTGCAGTATCCGTTGAGGAGATGACATTGATTGAAGGCAGATATCGTGACAAAGCGGAATACTATGCAAATAGGTTGCGTGATTATCTCCGTACCAATACAAATGATTATCCATTGTTCTTGAATCCCGGCAACACCATTGACACCATCAGACCGAAATCAACTGCATTCAGCGGAGGAATTTATTTACCACTAAGATATGACGATTGTTTCTTCAACTACGACTTCCCCCACGAGGACAAATAAGTGGCAAAAAAACAACGAAGCCAAACTTCTCAAATTCCTAAAAAATGACATTAAACCAAATAATCAAAAAGATTCAGACCGCAGCCGAAAGCCATAAAATGGTCGGCAAGTTTGGTGTTGGTCAGCAATCTAATTTGACGGTTGAGAATGTTGAGTTCTATCCTTTGGTGTGGTTGTATCCTGATGGGTTTAATTTGCAATCAGCCGGGAAGTTAATGACATACAACTTTGCATTGATTGTGATGGATCGTGTGTTTGAATCTGAGAGCAACACAATTGAAGTTCTTTCGGATACTGCACAAATTATGTCTGACATATTTGCGTTGGTAGAAACCAACACGGAAACCGATGGTGACTTTGAATTAAGCATCAACGGAAACGCATCCCCATTCTATGATTCAAAAACTGATATATTGGCTGGATATGCAATCAACTTCCAAGTTCTCACTCCTTATCTCAGCAATAGTTGCGTTGTACCTATTTAGTGTTGTGTGGGCGATGTTCAATTTTGAAGAACATCCAAAGCCAAAAACACTATTGAAGGTAGAATTGCACGAAAGAATCGTGGAAAGGGAGAAAATCAAACGAAGCGTTCTAATCAAATATCTTAACCACTTGGATACAATCTACCTTGACACCTTCCAAAGTTCGTCACAAGGTCTTAAACAAGCAATTGAGATACATCGTACACTTGACACAACTCTATGAAAAAAAATAATGTCATCAGAATTGAAAAGCCATTTGAAGAAACCAAAGTTTTACTTATCTCGGATTTGCATTGGGACAATCCCAAGTGTGATCGGGTAACTCTTAAAAGACATCTCGACGAAGCACTAAGCGGTGGTCACGATATCCACATCAACGGAGATATGTTCTGCTTGATGCAAGGAGGATATGATCCACGAAAGAGCAAGTCAGACATCCGCCCTGAACACAATGTTGCAAACTACTTTGATGCAATTATTGAAACTGCCGTTGAATGGTTTATGCCCTATGCTCATTTGATTAAACTTGTTGGCTATGGCAATCACGAAACAAACATTCTCAAACGCCAAGAAACCGACATCATTGAACGCTTTGTTACTTTGCTCAATTACAAAGCTGGAAGCGATATTCAAGTAGGTGGGTATGGTGGATGGATTCGGTACACGTTTAATCAATACGGCAAAACTTGTATGTACACAATTAAATATATGCACGGATTCGGTGGTGGTGGTGCGGTCACTCGTGGCACTATTCAGCACAACCGTATGAGTGTGAATGTAGAGAATGCCGATGCCATTTGGATGGGACACGTTCACGAGGATTATGAGATGACCTACACCGTTGAAACCTTGTCCGTGAAGGGAAGTATTTATCTGCGTGACATTTTGATGATAAGAACTTCGGCATACAAAGAAGAATATGGAGATGGCTCAAAGGGATGGCACATTGAACGAGGTGCATCACCTAAGCCAATCGGAGGTCGGTGGTTGATTATGACACCAATTAGAATAAGAAGCGGAAGTGAAATCAGGAAGATTGTTGCTTACACCCACAAAACAACTTAAAGGTTAACAAAACGCAAACGGATATGCTCTTAAAGGTTCAAATTGTTCACGAGCAAAAGAACGACAATTGGATGGGTTTGATTGAAGGCGAATCAGACATCGTTGAAATCGTTGAAGATGGTGCAATTGATTCTGCACAAATTGTTGGGGTGTGTGCTTATCACGAGTATTGCATTGTTTATCTGCTCGGAGGTCATTCGTTTATACTGGAAGAAGAATATGATATATTTGTAAAGAGATGGATGCAGTCAACCCGAAACACTATAAACAAGGATTAATTGAGTGCATTGATGCGATTGAATCAGCAACCACCAATAAAAAAGGAATCATCGCAGTTTGCACGGGTAACATAATCAAATACATTTGGAGGTGCGAGGACAAAAATGGACTTGAAGATTTATACAAAGCCAAGTGGTATCTTGAGAAACTCATTGAAACCAAAGAAAAACAATCGCCAAAAAGTGCTACTTTGTAAAATGTGGTTCTTGTTGTTTCTCATTCCTTTGACCAGCAATGGACAAGTATTGATTGATACTTGTGTAATCCAAGAGGCGAATCACTATTTAGTCAAGGGTGCAATTGCAAGAAGGCAAGTCACAATTCTTCGAAAAATTGTGACATCGGATTCCGTCATCATCGACCAGCAAGATTCCATCATCGTCAAGCAAAAGACAAACATCGCATACCTGAAGGATGACAACAATGCACTTGTGAAGCGAAATAAAGCCATCTCACGCACTTTAATCAGTTACAAGATGCTGAGTGTAGTCCTAACCATTTTAAGCGTTGTGATGTGGCTCAAATAGATTTATCCAAATTACCCGATGCACTTGACACTTATTTAGGTGATGCAACTCAAGGTTCACTCCTTCAACAAATCATCGTTGAGTGGTGGAACAAGAAGGTGATTCCACCGATTCAGGCAAATCTTGATGCCAACGGAACAAACGCATCATCCAAACTCCGCCAATCGTTTGCACCAGGCAACATCACCAAGTCACCGACATCTATCAACACCATTCTTGTGGCTGAGGATTATTGGGAGTTCGTAGAATACGGAAGAAAGCCAACACGAGGTGGGCATATTGAAGGGACTCCTTACTTATGGCAATCGTTAAAAACTTGGATCAGTCAAAAAGGTATCAAACCGGCTGAAGGTCAAACCTACGATTCACTTGCCAAAGCCATCGCCAAGAAGATTCACCGAAGCGGAACGAAGGCACGACCATTCTTAGAAAAGGCGTTCACGGAATCCATTCAGATGGAATTGGTCAACGAGTTGAACGCACGATTTGGGGATTTGATATTCTCGGAAGACATAAAAATATAATTAAAAGTAAATTTTATTTGCATTATTGAATTGTTTATTTTACTTTTGTGTCGTTATGGATTACACAAAAGCAATTGAAACAATCAAACTGAAACGAAGACAAGGTCTTTTTCAGATTGTCGCACGGAAGACCGGAGTATCACTTCCCACCGTCAGAAAGTATTTAGTCGAGGGAAACATCGTTTCTCCAAAAGCAAAAGCCGTCATTGAGATTGCATTGAAGGAGGTCAACAATGATTGAGTTGGCAATCAACGGATGGATACTGACTGTGAAAGGTCGTATCTGCGAAGAGAAGTATGTCTACACAATTGAGGCGGTTGACAATTGGCTTATCGCAAACCACATTGAAGAACTTGATGACTATGTGAACTCAACAACGAGTGGATTTGGTGATTGTTGTATCAAAGAATTTGACGGCATCAACTCGGAAGCATTCTTCAATGCTGAACCAACTAAATTTCAGGTTCTATTTATGATAGGACAACGCACTAACTTTTTCTAAAAACAAAAAATCTATGAATAAAAGCGAATCAATCAAGAACATTGCTGGTGCATTGGTAACATTCCAAGCATCGGTGAGCAAGGTCGCAAAGGAATCAAGCAATCCTTTCTTCAAATCAAAGTATGCTTCATTAGCAAACATACTCGGAACAATTCAAAAGCCATTAAGCGAATGCGGTTTGGCAATCAGTCAGTTTCCTGATCAAGATGCACTCACTACCATCATTCTTCACGCTGAATCAGGCGAGTGGATGGAATCATCCTATGTGATGCCCGTTGCAAAGCAGAACGATCCACAAGCGATGGGAAGTGCAATCACCTATGCTCGGAGATATGCACTCGGTTCAATCCTAAACTTAAACATTGACGATGACGATGATGGCGAAAAAGCAATGGGAAGGCAGTCAGCAAAGAAAGACGAACTCCATCCAAAGCACTCCAGTTGGGCAAAAGCCGTTGAGCATTTGAAGACGGGTGGACTAATGACCGACATCACCACGAAGTTTGAAGTATCTCCAGTCAATCAGAAACTTTTAATTGGCGAGAAATGAAACCAACCATTCACACTAATTTGACCGAAGACGATTGGCACGATTTAAGAAGGGCAAGATTCACGGCATCAGAAATCCACAAACTTATGGGTACTCCGAAATCAAAATCGGAGTACTTGTCGGAAACCGCAAAGACATTCATCTTTGAGAAGGCAGCGGAATACTTAACCGGGCAGAAAGCGGAGATGTACGGCAGAGCTTTGGATTGGGGCAAAGACCACGAGAAGGAAGCGTTTGAATACTTCCAAAGTCAGTCGGATGATTTCTACACATACTATGGTGCAGAAACCTACACATTCATCACTTATGGCGAATGGGGTGGATATTCACCTGATGCACTTGGCACACACTTGGTTGAAATCAAATGTCCGTTCAATTCAGGAAACCACCTTCAAAACTTTTTTATCACCAACAACGAGCAATTCAAATCCAAACGACCGGAATACTATTGGCAAGTTCAGATGGGGATGGTTGCAACCGAGATGACCGAAGCGTTGTTTGTTAGTTATGATCCACGAATGCCCATTGGCAAGAAGCTCACGCAAAGCTTGATCACTTTGGAGGAGGACATTCAGGAAATAATTGATGAGAAGTTGGCATCTGCTGGAGAACTATTTATGTCAATTACTAAATAAATCGTTCATTCACAAAGAAAGTGATAAAATAAATTTGGTATTGTGAAAGTTAATTTGTTAGTTTGAATCATACTATAAAACGAACTAAAAACAAAACTATGAAAAAATTTACAAGTTGGACAGACCACGAGCGCACAACGAGTTGGACAAGCCACAAACATCCCGAAGATTCAAATTTTATGCAAGTTGTTAAATTTATGCACGTTCAGTATTCTGACGGAAGAAACAACTTGTATTGGTCATTGTTTAATTCATCTGCAAACGATAAGCACTTAATTTCTAATATATCATTAGTAGAGGCGCAATCGAGGTTTGTTGATGATGAAGTTAAGGAAGTGACTGAATCCGATTTTCAAAATTGGTTAGCCAATAAATAAACTATGGACATAATCTACTTAATCGTAATCACACCCATCACCATTGCGGTGATGTTCGTGTACTGGAAGTTGAAACAATACTTCAATGACTTTGACAAATTGCCTGAGGCATCACCGTATCAATTTGAAAGGGACAACTACATCCCCGAATTTGATACCTACACGAAGGCAATCTATAAACATAAATTTTACAAAGGCAAAAGCAAATGATACAAAACTACTTAATTATCGGAATGGCAATCTTATTTGTCATCACCCTTCTCCAGTTGCACAAAACATCTGAACGAGAAAATGAGCTACTTGAAAAAATCTCAAACAAGAATCGTTTGATTTGGGATTATGAAACCGAACTACTTGAGATCAGGTCAAAGATTGCGGAAGCAAATGACCGTGCAAAAACTTGGGAACTACAAGCTACATTCTTAAAAGAACTGAACAATGACAAACCTAAAAGCACTCGTGGTCAAAGCATCAATAAATAACATCATCAAGTGGCGTGTGTATTTTGCCGGAGAGTTACTCGCAACCTTTGAGAACGAAACGGATGCCATCTATTACGCTAACTTTATAGACCGACAATGATGAACACAAAAGATATGGTTGCATACTTACTGCAACACAAACCCGAAACAAGGGATTGTGACATTAAACTGATGGCAGTAATTTATCGCAGATTATGTGAAGGCAAGGATTTCTTCACGGAGTTTGAAGCAAAGCGATTGCCATCACCGGAAACGATAAGAAGGTGGAGAGCGAAGCATCAGGAAGAGAACGAGGAATTGCGTGGTGATAAATACAATGATCGTCATAAATCTCAAATTAGAGTGAAACGAGAGTTGGGATATTCCGTGTAATGTATTATATTTGAACCGTTAACGGGAGTATTGAGGATTCCCATCGTTAAAAAATTTTTGCCCTATTAGATTTGTTGCACCTCAATTGCACAAATTTGATGGGGCTTTTTTTATGGCTAAAGACAAAACATCATTCATACTCTACTGCGACCAGCAAGGAGTATTCAACAAACTACCTGATGAAATTGCGGGTAAATTAATCAAACACATCTTTGCGTATGTAAACGATGAAAATCCACCGTGTGATGACTTACTACTAACCATCGCATTTGAACCCATTAAAACGCAACTGAAGAGGGATTTGCGTAAATATGACGACTACATTGATAAACAAAAGTTTAACGGTGCGAAAGGCGGAAGACCAAAGAAGAAAGATGAAACCCAAATAACCCAACCCTTTTTTCAAGAACCCAAAAAAGCTGATAATGTAACTGATAATGTTACTGCTACTGTAAATGATATAAAAGTAAAGAGGGATGTTTTTATCAAACCATCTATTGTTGAACTTAAAAACTATATGTTGGAAATTGGAATGAATGATGTATCCGAAAAATGGTTTGACTATTATGAAAGTAACGGATGGTTAGTTGGTAAAAACAAGATGAAGAATTGGAAGGCAGCGGTCAGGACTTGGAAAAATAATAATCTTACAAATAATGTAAGTAC